TGACCGACAACCTTCATTTGGAAACAAAGGATTTACGTCTTTATTATTCCACCATGCATCGTCTATAGAGTTAGTTAACATAAAAGCTTTTTCGCATTTTTGTATATCAGATAAATTTTTATCAACACTAACTGTAGCAACAACGTAAGGAACATCCCCAAACGCACAATGTATAACAGAAATAGAGTCTTTTAACACCATTTTTTCATAGTTTTGTAATAGCATATCATTCATAGATAACCTTTCCCACAATTACTATTAACTATACCATGCTATAATAGCGATGTCAAGGGCTATCTGCTTCTTTTTGCTAATTCGTTTGAAATCCACTGCTTACCAAGAGTATTCTGAACTTTAGCCTTTGCTAAGTGCATTACCTGTTTGTATACTTTACCAAACACATCTTCATCAGCATCATTGTTATCTACAACAATAAAATTACGTCTAAAAAATTGACTGAATTTACCAATATTTGATTGAACATCTTTCCATGATTTAACAACAATTGGTTCTGGAACACTACGAGCTCTTTTTGCGTTTCTTTCTAAAGCAGTATCTAAAGAAGTGTTTACAAATATCATATGTGTATCGTAACCCAATCCTTGTAACTCTCTAGCCTGTTTAGCAATCTTTTCAAAGTCTCTTCCTGTGCCATCAATGATGAGTCCAAGTCTACCCTCAACATAGTTTTTTTGTTGAGATTTAGTTATTGCTTTAGCCTTGGTACGAACAACATCTCTTGGTTTTTCTTCCTCTGGGGGCATCTTTAGAGAAAGGCCAGCATCTTTCAGAAGCTTCTCAAAAGCATTATCTGAATTAACAATTTTCATTCCAAGACCACCAGTGGTACGCCTGACAACATATGATTTACCGCTGCCAGGGCCACCTGCTAGAAAGAATGCTTTAAGTATATTGGGATCGTAAACCCCTTCCTGTAGTGCGCTGAATGTTTTCATGTTTTATACTCTCTATAGTTTTCAGTAAGTATTTATCATTTACCGTCATTGGTTCAATCCTTCTCTCTCTGTTTGTAAAGTTTAATTTTTTCAATTTTTGCGAGTTTTTTGCTTTTGACATTTTAATATCATCCTTTTATGAGATTTGTTGACATGATATAATTTACTATAGAGTATACTCCTTTCTTATAATTGATACACTGTGGATTTACTACTTTTTTTAGGTTCAGCACCTGAGCCCTTTTTTTCGAGTTCGATTGGTGATGCATCTTTTGTAGCTTGTATGTGTATCCTGTGAGTTCGTGTTGGGGGTGAAAAAAGGTGTCTGACTTTACTTATTAGGTATAAGCCTGATTGGTGTTTTGAAGTACCACCTGTTTTTTCGTGGTCTGCGCCACTTATGGGAACTGATATTTTTATAACTTGACCTATCGTTATTGAAGCGTTTCCATTTACAGACATATTTATAATTGCTCCGTTGTTTAACTCATGCAACCTTTGTTGTCTATGTAGTAGCCATTTGTCTGCTCTATTAGACATATAGTCCTTATTTCCCTCTGCTATTTCTTTTTCCTGTCTTTCAACCTCTGCTACAGCCAAACCTCTATCAACTCCTAAATCAGTTAATTCTTCAACTGTAGTAGGTACTACGATATACTGTGAATCTTTATCATCCTCTGTAACACTGGTTGGGTGTAAAAATATTCTTGAATCAGTAAAGCTTCCAACATCATTTATATCATCTATCAATACATCATTATATTTTGTATTACCCTCTATTCTTTGAAAATCATCATGATTCTCAAAGTAACTAAATGTTGATTTTTTATAGCGTTTATTATAGATATCATGCATAATTAAGGTAGAACCTAACATTCCACCCTTTATATCATATAGTGATCTATTTTTGCCTGGGGTTTGATATGTAATAGCTCTTTTAAATGATTGTATTATTTTACCTGCATCAGATGAACTAGAATATTGTTCATTTGAAGCTTTATCTCCACAATGAAATTCTCCTTGTACACCTTCCTCATATAAACTTTGTAAACTTCTGAAATGATATCCTTGCATATTTTCAAAAAATAAAAAGTGTGGAGAATTATTTTTTACACTTATAGATTCTCTTGTCAAATTTCTTATAAAATCAAATGGGTGATTATTTGGTGATATCAGTTTTCTGATACCTTGAGTTGGTTCTACATATATATCCTTCTTAGTATTAATGTATTTTGGATTTTCTAATACTGATTGTACAATTTTGTCTACTGTTTCTTCATATGATTTTGACACTCTTGTTCTATGATTTCTTAAAAGTTCTGGTGTGCATATTTTAAGTTCAACTAACTCAGAAGATGTTGAGGCTGGTTCACGCACACCTATTTCATGTACACAAAAAACATTTTCTGAAAAATCTATTTTGGGGTCAGATAGGCCAGGCGTTGTGATTTTTAAAGAAATATATTCTTGACCAACTATAGGCATATTATCGACTAAATTATTAGTATCACCTATAATTATACTTCCATTCAAGGAGTGTGAAAAAATATCCTCAAAAATATTAATTTCAACAATAATTGCTGATATGTCCACCGTAACACCAGCTGAAGAAATCAACTCGCATTTTTCTAAATCAAACTCTCCAGCATACTGTAATCCTGCCATTATACACTCGTTTCATTCATCAAATTTTCATATTCCTCAATAAACAATTTTACAAATTGAGGATCAAGTAATTTAATTTGTCTTAACTCATCTTGACGCTTTAATTCATACTCATAATTAGTTATCGTAGTTGCATTTGGATAGTTACTTAAATCAGTAACTTCAATTTTTAATGATGTATCACCAGAGCTTTGTTCAATTTCATAATGATGAACACCACTAGGATTTGGATTTCCATCTGAGTCAACATACTTTTGATTTATGTAAGAATTAAATTGTGACTCTGCCATTGGCCAACCATGATAACGATCTGCTACATCATTAGTTAACATTACTATCCAATGAAGTTCAGTGTCACCATATAATTTGTGTGCTATTGATTCAGGAGTATCACCTTCTTTGACACTATAAGTATCAAACAAAAGTGAATTTGTTTTAACTTTAGCTCTAACACCAACCCTTCTTAAAAGATTGGTTACAATCTTTGGTTCTCTATTATCAGCAGAATCATAATATATTTTAGGAATGGTAGAAAAGTACATAATTAAAAACCCTCGTCTGCTTCTTTTCTTGTGATAAGGTCTATTTCTTTAAATGTTAGTGATATATTGGTTTCGATGGGTGGTGCACCGTCACCCTCAATTCCTTGATAAGTTTTGTATCTATCCCCACCATAGGTAACACTCATGTTTTCTAAAAAACAGGTAGCTATTTTATGTAAAAATTGGTTTTGTGCACCATTCCACCTATATTCTATGTCAAAGGTATTTGGAATTGTTAATGATCTACCAGCAATATCATCACCAAGATATTCTGGTAACATATTTACCTTAAACATTTTAACAATACTTCGTACCTCTTTTGCCTCTTCTTCACTTTTGGGCATCATTTTAAAATCATATTGAAATGTTCTCTTATCAATTCCTTTGAAAGCAAGTTCCATACGATTAGAAGTTATGTAACCTCTTCTCATTTCCGCTGCTTCTTTCAATCCTCCAAGGCCAGGAAGGGCTCCTGCTGTCACTAGTAGTAAATTGTTTATATTTTTAGCAACTTCTGGTAAAACACCAGACAATGCACCAACAGCATCAGCAACTTGGCCAGTTGATACTCTATCATATGCATCCAGAGCAGCTTGAGTGATTGAACCCATCTCTGTATCAGTATATTGTGCACCATATGATGTTGAAACCTGTGCCGGCATATACATAGCAATTGCTGTATGTAATCTTTTTGTTGGTTGTGTTTGCATACCAACTTTTGTAAATCTGTCTGATTGTGTGTTATAAAAAGTACTTCCTTTTCTAAATCTAGATTCAAGTTTTCCACCAGCACCTGTTCTAACTCTTTCAAATGCATCATTCAGCTGATCTAAGTTATCAAATATTGGACTCTGTGGTTTAACAACAGCATTATTTCTTGTTCCAAATCGTATTTTTGCATTTTGTTGTTCATTAATAAAAAATAACATATAATGCCCCTGATTACCTAGGCCTGGGTCAGCAGTAACATCTAAGGGAAAACTAAGATATTTTAAATTTCTTGATGGTGCTAGAGGTATAGTGTCAGAAGAGTTACCACCACGATTTGGTATATTAAAGCCAGGCACATTACCTGCCACCCTCCTCAATGCAGTGTTTGTGATTTGTGTCGCAACACCCTCTAGAAAATTGTTGAACGCCATTTATAAATAATCCTGTATAACAGTTTAAACTATTTATAAGATAAGTATATGGCGTACAGCGGAAAATATAAACCAAAAAATCCAAAGAAGTATGTTGGTGACTCCTCTAAGATAATTTATCGTTCTTTGTGGGAACGTAAACTTATGGTTTATTGTGACATGAATGATAAAGTTTTAGAGTGGGGTAGTGAAGAAATTATTATACCCTATCACTCGCCGTGGGATAATAAAGTTCATAGATATTATCCAGATTTTTACATGAAGGTTCAGCAAGTAAGTGGTAAATGGAAAAGATTTATTATTGAGGTGAAACCAAAATATCAATGTAAACCCCCATCAGCAAATCCAAAAAGAAAAACTAAAAAATGGTTTAATGAAGTTAAAACATATACTATAAATCAAGCTAAATGGAAGCATGCTATTGAGTTTTGTTTAGATCATGGTATGGAATTTAAAGTTTTAACTGAAGATCACTTGAATCCAAAGTATAAATAGTAATATGGCAAAAAGTAAATTTATACAAAGCGTAGTAAAATCAGCTGGTGGTAGACCAAAATCTACTCAGTGGTATCGTGATAAGATCAAAGAATTTGGTCAGCCTGGCGCTATGGATTTAATTCGTGATGGTAAACAAGCAAGAACACCACATTATGGTAGACTAAATATGTTTTTCTATGACCCTAAAGGTAGAAAGACATTACCATACTATGATACATTTCCTTTAGTGTTACCAATAGAAAGATATCCAGATGGATTTTTAGGTGTTAACTTTCACTACCTACCGATGGCGTTAAGATTGAAGTTGTTGGATCGTATAGTAGATTTTAGTAATAACACTAAGTTTGATGAAAGTACAGTTATTGATGCAGACTACTCAAAACTTAAAAATATAAAAGAAATCAAACCAACCCTTAAAAGATATTTGGCAGGAAGAGTTAAAACAAGATTTCGTAGAGTTGATGCAGATGAGTTTACAGTTGCAGCACTTCTTCCTATTGCAAGATGGAAAAACGGTACTCAACAGGACGTTTATAAAGATAGTAGGAAGATGATATAATGGCGTTTCAATTGCAATCAATTTTAGAAACAACAGCATTTCAGTTTTTAGATGAGATGTTAGCTGAATTTCACTCAACAGATGGTTTTGCAAAAACAAATCGTTGGGAAATAATTATCACACCACCAACAGGGAATCGTGGAAATAATTCAACTGGCAATATCTTTGCTCCTATTATGTCACAAAATACTGGAGAAGGAGTTGTTCAGAAAGCTGCTTTAATGTGTGAGGCATTCTCATTTCCTGGCCGTAACTTAGATAGTCAACCAGATTCAAATGTGTATGGGCCTGAAAGAGAAATAGTGAATGGTTATTCTTTTGGAGATATTTCTTCTACGTTTAGACTTTCCTCAGACCAAAAAGAAAAACAATTTTTTGACACATGGCAAAGACTTGCATACAACCCTCAAGACTTTTCCATAGGATATTATTATGATTATATTGGTGAAATAAGACTTTACCAATTAGATGAAAAAGACCAAAGACGATATGGAATAAAACTTTTAGAGTGTTTTCCAAAA